TTTCCAAATACATATAATGACTTTAATGAGTCGTCACCTGGTATGATGTTCATTGAGATGGCATCTTATGTTGGTGATGTTCTTTCATATTATGTCGATTCACAATTTAGAGAATCACTTCTTGCTTACGCAGAAGAAAAAAGAAATGTTTATAATATAGCACAATCATTTGGTTATAAACCAAAAGTATCTGCACCAGCTTCTGTCGTATTTGATGTATTTCAAACCATACCTGCATTAAACAATGAACCAGATTATAGATATGCTCTTACTGTTAAAGCTGGTGCTCAAGTTAATGCAACTTCAACGGGTACAACATTTAGAACATTAGAAGATTGTAACTTTAAATTCTCTAGTTCGTATGACCCAAGAATCGTCACAGTATTTGAAACTAATAGTGGAGCACCAACTAAATTTTTATTAAAAAAGAAAGTAAAAGCTGAGAGTGGTGTTGTAACATCTGAATTATTTTCATTTGGTACAGCTGAAAAATACCCTCAAATAAAATTATCAAACGAAGATGTTATAGAAATTATATCGTGTACGGATAGTGATGGTAATATTTGGCATGAAGTAGACTCTTTAGCTAGAGATACTATTTTTGACGATATGGAAAACAATTCTACCAACGACCCAACATCAGTTATTAATAGAGAAACTTCTCCGTATATTTTAAAGCTAAAGAAAACTTCACGAAGATTTACTACATTTATAGATGAAAATGATAATACAGTCATTAGATTTGGAGCTGGAATATCAAACAATCCAGATGAGGAAATAATTCCTAACCCAGCTATGGTTGGTTCTAATTTACCAGGTAGTCCAAGTTATCTAACCACAGCATTTGACCCAAGTAACTTTTTAAAAACAAAAGCATTTGGTTTAGCTCCATCGAATACTACATTAACAATTAAATATGCACACGGTGGTGGTATCGATGATAATGTTAATACCAATGAAGCTACAGAACTAGCATCTGCTATTTATGATATTCAAGATAGTTTACTATCCACAACATTGGTAAATGCCGCAAAAAACTCAGTTGCAATGAGTAATCCAAATCCCGCAACTGGCGGTGCATCTGGAGAGAGTGTTAGGGAAGTTCGTGAAAACGCATTAGCACACTTTCAAGCACAAAGTAGGGCAGTTACAAAAGAAGATTATATTGTCAGAGCATATTCTCTTCCAGCAAAATTTGGTAATATTGCAAAAGTTCATTTGGTACAAGATGACCAATTAAATAAATCTGCTCAAACAGATAATTTAGAACGAGCAGTAACACAAGATGATGTTGATAATAAAAGAACTTTAAAATCTTTTCAAGTTGGGAGGATACCAAATCCATTAGCGATGAATATGTATACACTTGGTTATAATACAAGTAAGAAACTGTCACCGTTAAATCAAACTGTAAAAGAAAACTTAAAAACTTATATATCACAATTTAGATTAGTTACTGATGCTATTAATATTAAAGACGCATATGTTATTAATATTTCTGTTAATTTTGCAATATTAACTAAAGTAGGATTTAATAAAAATGAAGTTCTTCTAAGTTGTATTTCAAAAGTTCAAAATTTCTTTGATATTGACAGATGGCAAATTGGACAACCAATTGTATTATCAGATATTTCTTATGAGTTATCATTAGTAGATGGTGTATCTTCAGTAGTTGCTCCAAAAGGTCAACCAACGGGAAATGAAACAACCGTTGTTATAGAAAACAAACATAAAATATCAGAAGGATATTCTGGTAATTTTTATGATGTCAATAGTGGTTTAATTGATGGAGTATTATACCCAGCTTTAGATCCAAGTATTTTTGAAATTAAATTTCCTGACTCCGACATTAAAGGAAAAGTTGTTGGTGATAATTTAGGTATAGTGGAGTAAGTTAATGCATTATTTTACATTCGCAGATAAAGATTCGACAATCTATCAACAGAGTAGTAGTATAAATACTGGACTTGATGAGGTATTAGAAATAAGAAAAGATGTTAGTGATAATGCTAATCAAGTTAATGTTTCAAGAATATTAATTAGATTTCCATTAACTTACATATCAGCTTCAATTATGAATGGAACAATTCCTAAACCAGGACGAAACCCAGCTTCAAGTTCATTTTTTCTAAATCTTTTTGATGCTAACCCAACCGCATTAGCTACATCTCAGAGCATATATGCATATCCAATAAGTCAAAGTTGGACTACAGGTGATGGTCGTTCTTATGATAATCCTGCAACAACTGAAGGGTCTAGTTGGAGTTTTAGAAATGGAATAACTGAGGGTTTACTTTGGGATGGAGCAGTAAGTCAATCAGGTGCAACTTGGTTTAGTGGTAGTTCTAATGCTTCAGGTGCTTATGAAGCTTCTTATTCATTTAGTTCTGCAAGAACCCAAGATGTTAGAATGGATGTAACTGATATTGTTACGTGGTGGTTACATGGTACTGGTTCTAATGAAGGGTTTATTGTTAAAAGAAATGGTATCATAAAATCAGGTTCTCAAGCAGAAGGAAATGATTCATTAACTATGAACTCTGGATCAGATGAGGGTAATTCAACTAGACTTGGTAACTTCTCATTTTTCTCAAGTGATACTCATACAAAATTTCCACCAACATTAGAAGCAGTTTGGGATGATTCTATAGGTAACCATAGTACAGGTTCGTTACAACCAATAACAGGTTCAGCTTTAGAAGATATGGTAATTTATATGAAAGGTTTAAGACCAGAGTATCACGAGAAATCAAAAATAAAGTTTAGGGTTGTTGGTAGAGAAAGATTTCCAGTTAAAACATTTTCAACTACACCTTCAAATCTAACAGTAAAATATTTACCAAGCGGTTCATCTTTTTATTCTATAGTGGATGCAGAAACAAACGATGTGGTTGTACCATTTGGCAGTGGTTCTAAACTCAGTTGTGATTCAACAGGAAATTATTTTAAACTTTGGTTGGATGGATATCAACCTGAAAGATACTATAAATTAAAATATAGAGCAGTAAGTGATGGTGGTTCTACTGATGAACTCGACCAATACTTTGATGAAGGATTCACATTTAAAGTTGTTAAAGAAGACTAGGTAAATTTATGCCATATACACAAGAAGAATTAGATAGCGGTGATGTAGAATTTTACACTAATTTTAGAAGTGAACTTAGAGGTAAGTACTTAGATAAAATTTCAAAATCTGCAAATCAAAATTTTAGAGATGAAAACAATGTTTTATATTCATTTGAGGATATTCTTACCGGTAATGGTATAGAAGATGTAAATTTAGATGATGGTGGAGCATTACACAAGGGCACTTTAACTAAAGAACAAAGATTAAAACAATCAGTAGTTTCTAACAATGAAGTACCATTATATACTCGAACATCTCTTCTTGAAAACGTAGTTGATAGATCATTTAGTGAGTTAAAAACTATTACGTTTGCAGATGAGTTACCTCCAGGTATTGAAAATGAAGATTTGTTATCATCATTGGATGCAAGTGATTCAAGAAAATATTTAGTACAAAATAATCAACGAAGGTTATTTCCAGATTTAAGTACAATACTTGCTTCAGGTCATGACTTTTCTAAATTTAAAGCTATAGCTCTATCTATAATTAAACAAATTCCTGAAGGTGAAATGGTAGATTGATATTATGAAAACTAAATTATCACAGAAAGATTTTGAATTATTGAATACAGGTCGTATAGAAGTTGATACCAGCAACCCTGAGTATTCCTATTTATTCCCAAACTTTGATGCATCAGAAAGTGGTGTCGAAAGAGATTATGTCGAAGCTCATATTTTTGATACCAGTGAAAATTTTATTGAAAATATAATTGTTGATAAAAAACTTATTACAAAAGATAACAATAATAAAATAATTATAAAAACAGGTACTCTTCTTAGAAGAGCTGGTTATGATAGGGGTCGTTATATTGTTAAGTATAATTTTTTAAGAAAATTAGCTGGTGATACCACACCTATTTTAATTGATAAGGATGGATTACAATTTAACGAACCAATTGATACCAGTGCTAATGGTACTGTAACAATTGAATCAGATGGTAGAATATTTACAAAAACAGAAGTACCCAAAGAGTTATTTTTAAAGGATAATAAATATTTCTTACACGAAATATCAGATTCAAGAAAAGAAGTTAGATTAGTAACCCAACAAATAAAAAATGATAAATACCTTAGAGACTTCTTTAATTTACAGAAGGAAACAAAGTTAATAGGTTCATTCGGAAACGAAAAAAGTCATTTAGAGTTTATTGACCCAACTAATGCTGCTAATAATTCAGATGCTAATAGCAATACTTTAAAATTTATCGCTCCAACTGCTGAACCATTCCGAAAAAATATAATAGGTGGTGCAATTGAAATACCAAATGCATTTATCACGAGATTTGAAGCTAGAAGTCAATTAGATGATAGTACTTTAGGTGGTGGTCCAGATGAAGAGTTCTATGATTCTGAAGATACATCAATATTTATTCCTAGTTTCTTATTAAATTTAGATTCTGATAAAACAGAAACCGGTACTATTTTAGCAAATAGAGATGACAACAAGTTTGCTAAAATTAAAAGTAGAATTATTCCTGGTGCTTCCCTTCAAATATTGGCCCTCAATATGCCTACACCTTCAACTGAAATATTACGTTCTATGAGTACTGATATGGAGGGAAGAGCTACTAGTTTACAGCGAATCATACATAATAGAGCTTTTCTTGATATTGCATTTGGAAAATTCACTATAAAGACGGTTAAGAATAAAAAAATAACCTTGAGTAGTAATTCAACCCTTCGTGATGTAGGTAGAACTTATAGATGGACTATTGGTGGGTATGAGAGAAATAGAAAGCATAAAACTACTCTTGGTGTAAAGCACAGTTATTACTGGTCCTACACTCAGCTTACTAAATCAAATGTTACAATAGAACCACACGCTGAAGGTGGGGTAAATGGATTATCCTTTCAAGGAGATGCAAGTCAAGCTAAAGATTTAGTTATTACAATAAATAACAATGGTTGTTTCTTAGATATTTCATTAGAAATAGAGTTGGAAGAGGGCAGCAGATTTACAGAATCAATATTCCTACCAAGAGCAATTTCAACAAAAGCTAGTAATGTTTAATAGGGGTGATATATAATGGCTAATTCATATATAGAACTTCCAAAGTTCTTTGCAAATAACGTAATTAATAATGAACCTGGTTATGATGCAATCATAATTGAAGAAGGTTTGGATGAGGTTGGGGGAAAAAATATAGGATTTGTAACAGTACCAATTACGTTTAATATAGCAGATACCTTTTTTAGTGAACGATTAGCCGGAAATTCATTTCAATTTAAAGGTGAGTGGAATTTATATAATACAATAAATAGAGAAACTCCAGTTTTAACTAAAGGTACATCTATGAGCGGGGGTGCTGATACGTTCTTAGAAATAAATAGTGATGTAGCTAATGCGTTTGACAATACTGTAAGCGAACCAGGGTTTTATGTTGTTACATTCACGCTTATACAAGAAGCAGTCACTATTGCAACATTTACATATCCTCGTACAGAAGAAGTTTTTAGTTTTGAATTTCAACTTGAAGCCGATTTAGAAGATGTAAATGAGGTAACTGAAAAACCAATCTATGCTTCATACCTTTCTAAAATTATAGACGTTGACGGTCCTCAAATTACAGTAGCAGATTCGTTAGATGGTTTTTCGAAAAAAACTAGACAACAAGTAAATTTAATAAAAAACGATGAACCTATAAGAAATTGGAGCATACGATATAAGAATCAAGATAGAAGGGATTTATCAACTTACTTACATCTTGGTGAAGATAACTTAAATTTAGTAACAAATTTTACATCAGACTTAGAAACTATTCCAGATACACCATATTCTATTATATATAAACTATATGAACCATTACCAGAAGACGTTGAAGAAAAGGATATGGCTTATGTTGTTCGTGAAATGCTACCACAGCTTACGGAAACTATTGAGTTAGTTCCATACGAACAAGAAGATGAAGGTACAACAATATTAAGAATACCTGAGTCTGATAGTGTGGATTCACCAATAACAAGACGAGAGGTAGAGTATAAAAATTATAGTGATTTAGTAACTACTGATGCTCGTTTGAAAAAAGATATTGAAGATAAGTTTTTAAGTGGTAGTGAAAAGCCAGTAGAACTAAGTGTAGATTATTCTAATTATAAAAACTTTATAAATTTCTCTTCAGCTGAAAGACGGTTGGAAAATTTTAAATATAAGATACAACTTATAGAAGGGTACACTGCCGAAAGTTCTTCATTGGTTGGTGTTGATTACGCTACAAATGACGTAAAAGAATTTGATAAAAAAATAAGAAATGTAAAAGCTAATCTTGATGGTTATGAAAGTTATTTGTATAATGTAAGTTCATCTTATATTTCAAGTTCAATGGGAGAATTTCCAAATGCATCTTGGCCTAAAACAGGTAGTGGTACATATGCGATACCATTTGAACCAGTTAGTTCTTCAAATTCTGATTTTACTAATTGGTATGGTTCTATAAATTCTAAAACAGGACAAGTTTATTCCGCATCACTTTATGATACTGATAATCCAAATAGATTAGTAAATTTATTACCAGAACATATTAGATCAGATAAAGAGAATGGTCAATTTCTTGATTTTATGGATATGATTGGTCAACAATTTGACGAACTTTGGGCTTATACATCAGAGATGTCAAGGATAACTGATAGACAAAGTGATTTAAGTAATGGGTTTTCAAAGGATTTAGTTTTTAATTTAGCAAAATCTTTAGGTTGGGATGTGCAAGATGGAAAAGATTTATTAGAGTTAAGTAGAGTAGGATTTGGTCAAAAAGCTAGTGGAAGTGGTGGGTATTCTCTTTACACTTCTGGTTCTTTAGATTCACCTCCAGAGGGAGATGTTTCAAAAGAAATAACAAAAAGATTAATTTCAAGTATGCCTTATTTGTTAAAATCTAAAGGTACTATTGGTTCGTTAAAAGGAATTATGAATTGTTATGGTATTCCATCTACTATTTTAAGAGTTAGAGAGTATGGTGGTATACAAAAGCAAAACCACAAAGACCAATTTGAAATTGCAAGAAAGTTTACAAAAGCACTAGGATTTAGAGGTGCACAATTTATTTCAAGTAGTTGGGCTGATGAAAGTCAAACAAGTAGAAAACCAGACACGGTGGAATTTAGATTCCGTTCAGTTTCAGGTTCAGACCAAGTGCTTGTACAAAAGAGTGGTAGTTATCCAGGTTCTCAAGATTGGGCTATTAAGTTAAAAGATAATGGTTCAACTGATAACTATGGTACAGTTTCATTTATGTTATCTGGTTCTGCTGGATACAAAGAAATAAGTTCTTCATTGATGCCTGTTTTTGACGGTGAATATCATTCTGTTATGTTAAGAAAATCAAAAGTAGATGTGAATTTGTTTGCTACATCTAGTTTTGAAGAAGCAACAACTTTATTCAATCCACCGTTTATTACGGGTAGTGATAGTGCAGAGTTTGGTACTCTTAAAATAGTAAGTAGTTCAAATGTAGCATTAACGGGTAATAACAGTTTAGAACTTAAAAATACAAGAACTGCTGATGATCCTGGTATTTCTTATTCTCATTTATATCAAAATGACTCATTAAGATATCCAGGTATGACAGCTTCACTCGCTACTGTAGCTCAAGGTGAAACATACGTATTCTCTGCTTTCACAAAAGTTTCTTCAAGTTTAGTTGACTCTGTAGGTTCATTAGCTTTATTTGAATTAGATAGTGAAGGTAAGGTTGTAAATTGGAATGATGAAAAGGTATATCCCCTACAAGAAGGTGGTATAAAATCTTCAGAGCAAGTTGGACTAAATGAATCTGAGTGGAAACAGGTTCAGATAGAAAAAACTATAAAGTTTTCAAATACAACAGGACTTAGTGTACGGTTTGAAAATCGTAAACCGGGTTCAACAATTTATTGGGATGATATATCTTTAAGGAAGGTATCATCCAATACAGATACATCTTCTGATACATTTAACTATGACCTTTTTGTTAAAAAATATGATGCAGGTTTAGATAGAATATTACTTTCTTCTAAAACCAGCTTAACAATATCTGGTTCTGGAAATTTAGTTTCTCAATCATATAATTCAGCGTGGACTGGTAGTGGTGATTTATTTATTGGTGGTAATATAACTACACCTTTTAATGCGAGTAAACTAACTGGTTCAATGATGGAATTTAGATTATGGACTGAACCATTAGAGGAAAGATTTTTTGATAATCACGTAGAAAATCCAAAGTCTTATGTTGGTAATAACCCATCATCATCTTATTATAACTTAGCAAGAAGATTTTCATTTGATGATAATACTGCATTATCAGATACAAGTGAAATACGAGATGTAAGTTCTAATCAAACTACGACAGTAATTGGAAATGCAAATGGTTTTAGTGGAGCCAATACATTTGAATCTGTAGTTGATAAAACAAAAACAATTATACCAAATAACGGTCCTAATCGTAGAATGGCTACAAAGATTAGAATAGAGAATAATATATTAAGTGGTAGTGAGGGTAAGTTAAGTCGTACAAAAAGATTTGATAAAAGTTCAAATGATTTTGCTCCATTAGACTCTCCAAAGTTAGGGGTTTACTTTTCACCTACCGATGTTATAAATGAAGACATTGTATCATCATTTGCAAATCTTGATTTTAATCAGTACATTGGTGACCCAAGAGATAATTTTAGTGAGAGCTATAGTACCTTAAAAGATATTTCAAATGAATATTTTCAAAAGTATACAGGTAAAAATGATTTTTGGGATTTTATGCAGGTAATAAAATATTACGACCAATCAATCTTTAAACAACTTAAAAAATTAATTCCAGCCAGAGCAAAAACTCATATGGGAACTTTAATTGAAGGTAATATATTTGAAAGACCAAAATCTCCTGTTCAACGGAGTAATCCAAGTTTTACAGAACCTTATTATGAGGATAGTATAAATATTTCAAACACTAATGTAGATGAAACAGAAGCCAGTCAATCTATAATACAATTAAAAACAGAATACCCTACCTATACCGGAACTATAGATGAAGGTGATATATTCAGAACACCGTCATTATACGAATTTTCTGCAAATGATAATTACGATGATAGAAATTTATATGTAAATGGTGATATTAAATTTGGTAAGGTAGCAAGGATATTCTCAGAAGCAACTGGAGCGATGGTAGAAAATAGTAGAGATTCTTTAACTAATAAAGAATATGAATTCTTTTACAATAGTGCAGATGATTTTGATAAGAGTGTAAAAAATAGTAGTCTAACTGGAAGTTTAGCAACGGGTACAAATTATATCGATGCTGGATTTAAACTAAATTACTATCATTCGAAGTCATTAAAAACATCCGATAGAGATCCACAGTATCATTTATACTTACCAACTAATAGGTCTTTTTATGAGGGTGTAAAACAAACAATCAGAACAACATTAGATGGGGATTTACCTGTAATAGTTAAGGTATCTGCTCCTACCGTTGCAATTCCTTCGGATACCGGCATATCCAAACTTAGAGTTGATGAGCGTAGATAAATAAAATGTATCAAAATTTAACTTTTCTATATTTATTTACAGATAAGTTATATATAGATACTCAAACCATTGGAGATTAAAATATGGGATTTTTAGATAATTCAACAATTACAGTTGATGCGATTTTAACAAAAAAAGGAAGAGAAATACTTTCCACAGGAGGTAACTTTAGAATAACTAAATTTGCACTTAGTGACGAAGAAGTAGATTATACTCTTTATGATACAACTCACCCTAATGGAACTAATTCATATGGTGCAGTTATTGAAAATATGTCGTTGTTAGAAGCAACACCAAACAAAGTAGATTTTAAAAGCTTCTTAGTTAATTCAACATTAGCTGGAGCAAAGATTGCAGTTGGTACTACATCTTATAGTGGTCTTGATAAAGATGATCCAGTAACAATAGAACCTAAAACAACTGGTCAATTCAAAGGTGAAACTTATAAGTTTATAATTGATAATACTAACATAATAGGTATCAATTCAGAAGCAGTAAGAAGTTCCTTTACTGGCAAGACACTTTCATTGGTTGCTAAGTCATTCAGAACACCAAGTACAGGTGGTACTGCAACAATTACTGTAACTGGTTTAGATTCTTCATTGACTACAACTATTACTGTTAATGTAAATGCAGATACTGAAGGTAGTGGAGATGCTTATGATAGACCTGAGATTGAAGATATAATTGATGATTTAAAAGCTGGTAAAACAGGTGAGGGAACATAATGGCATTTTATAAAAACTTTGAAGACGGAGATGTAGTTTTTGATAATGCTACAGTTACTTCAGGATTATTCCAAGATGGTGGGTCAAGTATAGACTCATTCCATTCTTCATCAACACAATATACTAATACTGGTGATTATAATATTGATACATATAGATACGACCCATCTAGTAATGCTTCTGCTTCAGTTCAGTTTGGAGTTTCATATGGACATAGAGATGGTAGTGGTTCATTAGGTACAAGGGGAGTAGCTGGTGATAGAACTACCGCGGCTATCTTTGGTCAATTTAATAATATAATTAACCCAGCAGAAACTACAAATTTTACATTTGGTTCAATAACTTCTGAACATTTTTACGCAATTGTGTTTAATAGAGCTAGAACAAGAGAAAGACTAGAATCTGGCGGTTGGGAACTTCATTTAGGTTCAGGATCTTTTGGTGGTGGTGTTAGTTCAGGACACGTAATAAAACTTATAGATGATTCAAGCACAAGTAAAGGTACAGGTAACACACGTTCTGCTTTAGGTACTCCTGAGTATAACGTAGTTAGTGGAAGTGTTGCAAACGGTGTACATACAGCAGCTGCTGATATGACTTCAGCAACTGGTTCATATGGATTATTTTATCCTAAACTTGGGGTTATATTACTTAATCCTATTGCTTTGGGTGGTGGTGTTGCAGCACCTATTGGTACTAATGGTTCAGCAATATTAGGTATACCAACTGTAACAGGTTCAAATTCTGATGATAGAAATGCTTTAACTTTCTTTAAGTCTATTAAGAGTGGTTCATACTTTCAAGCAAAAAGGGAAGAGGACGTTACATCAAGACATTATTTTGTTAGAGCAAAGTCAACTGAGTTTAATTCAACTTCTAATGATAGCTACTATGAAACGACTGCTGCTGGAACGAAGAGAATCATACCTGGTCTTGCAAGCGAACAAAAAACTTACATTACGTCTGTTGGACTTTATAATCAAGATAATGAGTTACTAGCAATTGCTAAACTAAGTCAGCCAATATTAAAATCACGATCAAGGGAAGCTCTTATAAAAGTCAAACTTGATTTCTAAAGGGGGTTCATAAATGTCATTCAAGAAAAACCTTGAACCCGAAGATGTATCAATTTCGTCATTTCAAGTCAACAAGACTTTTACACTTACTGATGCGGATAGTGGGAGTGGAGTATATGGGTTTTCTATTGCAAAAGGTACAAATACTACACTATATAACTTCAATGCAGATTCTGCAGTCTCTACAAGTTTTGGTACAGGTAGTTCTGATTCACCCAAAACAAGAACATTCTTTCATACACCAACATATGAGGTTTTAAATAAACTTTACTATAAAGATATAAATCAAATGAGTGGTTTTAAGGATTTTGTGCGTGGTGTACCATCAAGTGCAGATGTTATTATTAATTACCAATATACTAATAAAAGAGCATTCTCACACCCAACATATTCATTAGATTTAAGAAAACCACACACACGACAGTTAAAGAATAATGCAACTGTTATTTCAATCCCACAGAAATTCTTCGGAGAATATATAAATCCATTTTCAGTTACATTAACTGATGACAGTACAGATACTACCTATGTTTTAAAAGATGATGGACGAGGTAACTTATATGATGTTACATATAGTTCAAGTTATGCAAGTCGTTCACCAAATACTAATAATAGTGGTAGCCTTGTAGGAAATATATTTTATAGAGATGGATTAGTTGTGATTACCGATACAGGCTCATATTCAACGGTTGGAACTGGTAATGGTTCAAATGGATTTTCAATAAAATTTGAAGCAGCTCAAACAATTTACGAAAGAGAATATGTTTGTGTTGTTAATGAGAATGAATATCGACACACTTCAAATAGAAGTTTGAAGGTTGGTTATAGTGGTAGTGCAGCAATTGGTTCTGGTTCATATCAAAGATTTGCAGGAGATGGTAGAGCAGTGGGAATAGTTGGTTCAAACTATGATGAGTTTCCATATGAAATCTATGGATATTCAACAGGCTCTTATAAATTAGATGGTTATAAAATTGGAACTAAGCTAATTGGTGAAGCTACTCATTCAGAGTTTGCAACATATGTTACCAGTATAGGTTTGTACAACGACCAAAATCAACTATTAGCTGTAGGTAAAACTGCTAAACCAATCAAAAATGACAAAGAATTAGCTTTAACTTTTGTTGTGAGATTCGACACGAATTAACAAAATTTTCTCTATATATATGATATTTATATGTAAGGAATAAAATCAAAACCC